ACTTTACATGCTGACGACAGCCACCTTGTAAGATTTTATGTTCATAATTTTCCTTATGATTATGTTTTTCTCCGGAATCATTTTTTCCAGAAATGGGGAACCCCAGACAAGTCACTAGCTGCTAAAACTCATAAGTACATCTTTATGAAATGGACAGGGCAGGGGATTGAGTTCCGGGACAGTCTTATCTTGACACAGCGATCGTTAGAAAAGCTTTGTAAAGACATGGGTACCACTGAGAAAGCTGTCGGAACATGGGACTATAAGAAGTTTCGAACGCCAGCAAGTCCACGTACGGCAAAAGAAATAGCATACGTCTGTACGGATACGATAAGCTTATGCAAAGCCCTACGCAAATACATAGATCAGAGAGGCTTTAACGTGGCGAACTGTCCACTGACAAACACTGGCTTTATCCGGACTAATGCCCGCAGGAGAGCAAGAAAAGACAAGAAGTGGCGAAAACAATTTGAACAAATGGCTCTTACACTTGAACAGTATGACCAGATGGTTGACTGCTATCATGGGGGGTATGCCCATTCAAATCGTTATTATGTAAATCAGCTGATAAAGGAGCCTGTCGAGTGTTATGACTTTGCAAGTTCTTATATCGCTTGGATGTGCTATTGCAAGTTTCCAATGACGAACTTTTGTTATACTAATAATATAACATTAAAGGACATTATGGAACTGAAAGAAGATTATGCTTTTTCCGGATATATAAGATTGAAGAATCTGAGACTGAAGAGAGAATGTCCAATGCCCCCATTGGCTTTCTCAAAAGCAAAAGTTTGTGTGTTTCCGGAAGCCAAAAGCAAAAAAGAACAGTTTCATGATAATCTTGATAATGGAAAGATCGTTAATGCTGATCTTGTCATTTATCCCTTTACAGATCCAGATTTAGAGGTCATACTGTCAAGTTATGATTATGACTGGGCGGATGTTTCAAAGGTCATGAGAGCTACAAAAGACTACTTGCCGGAGTGGTTCACGGACTACTTAATGGAGTTGTTTTTTAAAAAGTGTACCCTTAAGGACTTGGACGAAGCAAACTATATGATCTCAAAAGGGGAACTTAATGGAATGTACGGCATGACAGTACAGCGGATCATTCAGATCTTATGTACAGAGCTTATGGAATCCGGAGAGTGGGAGGCAAAAGAACCAGAGGACAGGGAGAAAGAACTTGAAAAGTTCTACAAGAATAAGAATAGTTTTATGCCCTACCAGTGGGGAGTTTTTATCACAGCTTATGCACAGGCTTATCTTTTCCGGCTAGGCTCCTGCTGCCGGAGATGGTTATATTCAGACACAGATTCCGTAAAAGGAACAGACTGGGATCATGATAAACTTGATAAATTTAATCAATGCATTGTTGAAATGTCGCAAAAAAGAAACATCGGAGTAGTTGAGTATAAGGCTAAAACATTCCGTCTGGGTATCGCTGAGTTTGACGGAATCTACAGTGAGTTTATAACGATGGGGAGTAAGCGTTATTGCTACCGGTTGAAAAAAGATGCGTCTTTGCATCTGACGGTAGCAGGAGTACCAAAAGAGGGGATCTATTGCCTGGATGATGATATTACCAACTTTCGAAAAGGATTTATTTTCAAAAATGATCTTACATTCCGCAGGAACTACCGCAGAGCGCATGATTGGCAGGATCCCAAGTGGAAAATGAAAACGGAGTATCTTTTTCATGATGGAATCAATGAACTGACCATTGACGGATGCAGGATTGAATATGGCTGTGCTATCCGGTTGACTGATACAGAGTATGAATTGGATCATACAATTCCGTATGATAAAGAAACAGGATTGCCGTTGCCATTTGAAATGGAAGATACAGTATATGAATAGAATTGTTATAAATTTGTAATAGTTTTGTAACATAAATAAGTTAAACTGTATAAAGGAGGTGTAACCTATGAAAAAATTCTGGAAAGAAAACAAAGAAGATTTGAGTACATTGTTTTGGACTTGCGTCACTTTTGCTTGCATGTTTGCAAGCTGTCAAGTCTGGATGCTGTTAGGTGATTAAGGAGGTGAAGAACCATGATTGACATGTCAGAGATTTATGAAACACTGCGAACAAGCAGTCTGAGAAAAGTTAGCTATGAGGATGATGAGATCAGTATCATAGCATACAAAGTAGGAAATATCATTAGAATTGATGTAAAGGAGGTACAAAGATGACAGCAATTTATGAATTATATGATGCATTACTTACTATAAAAGATTATTGTGCGTCAAAAGACAATACATGCGAGGGTTGCCCACTCATTGATAGTGATGATTGCTGTATTTTTATAAAAGAGACAGCACCATCAAATTGGGAACTGGTTGAACCAACAAGAAGATTATGTAAATAAAAGGAGAAAAAATCATGTTAAAATCAAACGTAAAAATCACTTGCAAGCCATATAACGGTGACTCAAAAACAAAAGCCTTTATTGATCTGGTTCTGGATGATACACTCATAATTAAAGGACTTACACTGGTTGAGGGAAAAGAGGGTCTTTTCCTGTCATTCCCAAGCACAAAAGGGAAAGACGGAAAATACTATAATTCAGTCTACTCACTTGATAAAGAGTGGGTGAAGCTTTTGCAGGATGCATGTGTGAAAAAGTACAATGACTGTAATAATACTTCACAGCCTGCAACCTCAGGGGGAGGATTTTGTTAATGAACATCTACGATAAAAATGGTTGGTTGGATGTTCCAAGGATTGTTCATCTTGCTGATAAAAATAAGATTAACTTTATCTTCATTATTGGAGCAAGACGAACCGGAAAGACATACGGAATATTCCAGCACTTTATCAATGATGTGTTTTCAAAAAACGAAAAAATTATTTACATGCGCCGGACAAAGGAACAGCTGGCAAAAGTGTTTCTTCCGGAGTTTGATCCATGGCTTGACATCAACAAAGATATGAATAAATTTTTCCATTTTGAAAAACCCAGAGGTGAATACGGTCGTATTAAGATTGTGGAGCAGACAGAGGAAGAGGAGGTTTATAGAGGTGAGGCTTTTTGTCTCACATCAATGCATAATAATAGAGGTTTCTCCGGGTCTGATTTTTCAGAGGGTATTTATGATGAATTTATCCCGGAGAAGATTGCTAAGTCAATCAGTGGGGAAGATGATGCTTTTTTAAACGCTGTCGAAACAATCTCAGCAAACAGGGAATTGCAAGGAAAGAAGCCCTTCCGTTGGTGGCTTGCTTCCAACTCAAACACATTAGATAATCCGATTGTACAATCTTTTGGTTTGCTTCCAATCCTGGATCGAATGAAAAAGAATAAGCAGGAGTTTTCCATGTTGAAAGAAAGAGGAATCATTTTAGTATTGATCAATGATTCTCCGATTTCAGAAAAAAAGAAAGACACAGCCCTTTATCGTGCTTTATCTGGTGACACAGATTTTGCAAAGATGGCACTATCAAATGAGTTTGCATATGATGACGTGTCAGCTATCAAATCAGAGGATATACGCCAATACAAGCTTATTTGTGTGATTGGAAAAGTAGCAATTTATGAGCATAAATCAAAAGCTCATTTGTATGTGTCAGATCATATCTCTGGGTCTTGTAAAGACGTATTTGAAGATAGCCAGCATGGAAAAGACCAATTCAGATGCTTTTACAGCTGGATTGACAGTTATCGTCTGACAAATAGGATAAGTTATCAAAATATTTCAGTAAAATTTTATATTGACAAATTATTCAAATAAACTTATATTTTAATTAGGTCAACGTGGCTACATCGACCGCCGGAAGCGGATGCCATGGGGTGATTACCCGGAAGCGTTGACCTATTTTAATTTTTCACTTCCGGCAGAAAAGGAGATAGAAAAATGAAAGTAGATCAGATTTTAGAACTGGGAAAACTTGGATTTTCAAAAAATGAAATCATGGGTATTATGAATGCTCAGAGTATGTCTGGACTTGGACAGGTTCTAACTCCAGAACAGGGTACTCCGCAGCAGACTACTCCGGTACAGATTCCAACTCCGGGACAGGATGAAACCAATACAGCATTGCTTACAGCCATCAATACGTTGACTGCTACGTTACAGGCTGGGAACCTGTCAGCATCTGGAAAAACCGGAACAACACAGCGCACTTCTGACAACGTAGCAGAAGACCTTATGAAACTCATGAACTAAGGAGGGTAAATAAATGGCAAACACTTTAATAGTCCAGGATGCCTATTTAATCATCAATGATTTATATAAAATGGCTACTGGTCGTGAAAACATCAAAGCAGTAGATACAAGCTCCTTTGTGTCGGTTGGTGAAACCATGTTGCGGACAGGTGTAGAGCCAACACTGAAAGCACTCAGCCAGTGGTGTGGAAAAACCTACTTTGAAATGGAAAAATACAGATCTGGAGTGTTCCGGTCAATCATTGAGGATAATGAACGATGGGGAGCTATCACACGTGAGATCATCACCTTGCCAAACGATGCGGAGGCATCGCAGGATTGGAATACAGATTTGAGTGAAAATCAGCTTGCAGATGGACAGTCAGTTGATATGTACAAGATCAATGCTCCAAAAGTAGTAGAGTTGAAATTCTACGGTAGCAAAGTTTTACAGTCGCATATTACAAGATTCCGGGATCAGCTGGCGTTGGCTTTCTCAAATGAAGCAGAGTTTCTGATGTTTGTCACTTCCTATATGACAGCATATTATAATGATATTGAATCCAGAAATGAAGCAAAACGCAGACTGACTGTATTAAACTTTATGGCTGGAATTTCTTCCCTTGGAACAAATGAGGTGGATCTGGTAAAAGCTTACAATACAGAATATGGAACGGAGCTGACAAGAAAGCAGCTTTTAAGCCCGGAGCATCACAAGGACTTCATGGCTTTTGTAGTATCAAGAGTTAAGAAAGATTCAAAGAAGATGCAGGACAGAACTACAAAGTATCACATGAATCTGACGGGCAAGGACATCTTGCGTTTCACAAGACCAGAGAATCAAAAGCTGCTTATGTACACTGATTTTTGGGTTGACAGCGAAACACAGGTACTCCCGGAGGTATTTAATGATAAATATTTGAAAATTGCTGACATGGAGCTTGTCAACGGCTGGCAGGAGTTTGACAGTCCAGCTATTAATATCAAGCCTAACATTATTGATGCGAACGGAGTTTCAAAAACAGCAACAACAGCGGTAAGTTTGCCTTATGTACTTGGTCTTTTATATGATCGTAGGGCAATGGGAGTAAATAATCAGTGGATGTACTCAGCGGCTACACCATTCAATGCTGCAGGTGGCTACTACAACATCTTTGATCACTACCGGTTCAATGCTTGGAATAACTTCACACACAATGCAGTCCTTTACGTACTGGGGGAGGGGGGTAAAAAATGATTTATTTTGACGTAACAGTCGGTGAGCCTACTGTGATTCCGTTGGATGATACAGTAGGTATAAAAAGGATCGTGATTTTAAATAATGGTGATCCCAACTCTGCTATTGGGTTACTATTAAATGATAATAGTCCTGTTTTATTGGCAAAAACAGAGCTTGTTGATTTTACTTTTCCAGAAACTCCTTATGGATATCCATCCCCATCATGTTTCTTTATTTCTGTGATTGGTAATAGCACAGGCACGGTTATGATAGAAACAAGCCCATTTGTAAATGTCGACTATTTTGAAAAAATGGAGGTCACATAACAATGATAGACACATTTTTAACCGTTTTGGGTAACTATGCATTTCCCATCGTTTGCTGTATTGCTATGGCATATTTTGTAAAGTATATGTATGACCAGACCAATGCAAGAGTTGACAAGCTCAATGAAGAGCATAAAAATGAAGTTGACACACTTTCTGAAGTCATTAAAAACAATACGATTGCCTTAGAAAAAATGAACACATTAATTGAACAGATTGGAAAGTAGGTACTATATGACAGCTAATGAACTTGTAGCTTATGCTACTAATTTAATTGGTACTCCTTATGTGTGGGGTGGTAACACCCCAGCACAGGGACTTGACTGTTCCGGATTACTCTACTATATCCAGAAAAAAGCAGGATCAGAGGTTGAAGATATGAGTGCTTCTGGTTATTCGACGATTGGAAAAAATATTGATATTGGGCAGAAAAAACCGGGTGATTTTCTCTTTTTTGGCAGACCAGTGACCCATTGTGCTATTTATGTTGGAAATGGATATATGATCGAAAGCCGAGGAGGACGAAAAAACACTGCTGACAATCCGGGTATGGGAGTAGTAAAAAGCCTTGTAAGTCGCAGATCTGACTTATCCTGCATCCGCAGGGTATGGACAGAATATAATGAAGCACTAACCTATTCGATTGGAAAAACTTATACAACCAGAGTTGACCATTTACATGTTCGTTTTTCCGTTTGGGGACAGATCAAAGAGTATGCACAGCTGACAGCAGATGGAAAGAAACACGCTTATTCTGATGGGTGCTTGAAAAAGGGAACCACAGTCACGGTAAAGGATGTCAAAAAGGATGAAGCCGGAGCAACGTGGGTTAAGATTCCATCCGGTTGGATCTGTGCCATTACTTCAAGGGGAGAAATCTATTTGTCATGACAGAAATTATCTTATATCATTTTTCCAAAAGAAAAAACAGCACCAAAATACCAACGGGACAGGGCACTACTGTGCCCTGTCTTTTAAAATCAAATACCAGTTTTCAAAATCCAGTATTTAAGTTAAAGCTAGCATTGGATAGTGCGTTGCAATTTAACTATTTGAAATGGGCTGACCATTACTATTTTATTAATTCGACAGTTTCACTTAATAACGACATGGTTGAGATCTCAGCGAGTGAGGATGTGCTGGCAACCTACCGGACAGAGATCAGCAACTATACATGCTTTATTGAGCGATCCAATCATCAAAACCCTTTGCTTGATGATCCGCTTTATCTACCCACTGAGGACTGGCAGAAACAGGATACTATTGTTGCACAGCCAGTTAATGTATTTGTAAATGGTTATGCGGGGAATTACATCATGCGCATTGTGGGAGCGGCAGGGGTTGAGACTTATTATATCACAGAGAAACAGTTAGGATTGCTTGTTAGCTTCATGTATACGGCTGATAACTTCCAAGAACTGATTGAAAACGCAACGACAAAGTTTTTGTTTGATCCTGCTAAATATATTGTAGATTTAAAGTGGTTACCGTTTCGCTCAAGTAATTTTATTTCAATAATGAATGATGTAAATTTAGGGTACTGGGATTCCGGGGTGCAGGCTTTATTGATTGGTGGAGCTTCAAATAGTCCGGTGGTTCATTTTTCCTACAATCTTGAACTGACTAATCCACTTTATTCTAATACAGATTTTCGTTTTTACAATGGTAATTTTAGTCGTTACTTTGTACAACTGCCTTGCATTGGAGTTATTCCCGTTGACATAACAAAAACGAATAATGGACAGTTAGTAGCGGACTACTACTTTGACGCTTATTCTGGAATATCTGATGTATGGCTAAAATCTGGAAGCTCTGTAATAGGACACTATCAATGCCAGATGACAGTACCTGTAAACATAGCAGGTGCAAACGTCAATATTGGTGACACATTGATTGGTGGACTTTCAACCGTCTCATCAGCTATGACAGGAAATGCACTTGGTGTATCTTCCGGTGTACTTAACACTATGCAATCCATTTTATCTCCGGAAGTTACAAGTATTGGTGCGGTTGGATCAGTGGGTGGAATCCTCAATAATCTTGAAGCATCCGTAATCTGTTATACAAGAATGAGTACAGAGCCAAACGGTGCAGGTGAGGGTTATGCAGATGGAAACAGTCGCAAGATTTCAACCTGTTCCGGCTATCTCAGATGCAGAAATGCATCCATAGAAATTAGTGGGTTTACCGGAGATCAAGAAGCAGTGAATAGTTACTTAAACAGTGGGTTTTACTTTGAATAGAAAGAGGTGATAAACATGTGGACACCGGTTAATTTTGATAAAATCAACATTTGCACAAATTACTTCCAGCCATCCGGAATAAAAGTGGATAGCTTATACACAGATACGTTTGATCGCATGCTTTATGAGCGTGTGTGTTCTATTCTTGATATCACATACAATGGAACTATTGACATCGATTACTTCAAATATTGCCTGCTTTTCGGTGGGTATATTTGCATCACAAAGACAGATCTTTATGGGCTGATTGCACAATACCCAATGCTGACAGGGTACAATATTTATTTCAAGCCAACCACAGCTACTATACATACATATGCAAGCAATGCAGAGATTGACATGGAGGATATGGAGATTGGAAAAGACTGCTCTGTCATTTATCTCAGACCAACTTTTTGTGGGATTGGGGATATTATTGGATTTTACAGCTATAAACTGGCACTGGTAGCATCTGCTTTTGATATGAATGTATTCAACTCAAAGCTTGCATTTCTGATAGCTGCAAAAAACAAAGCAGCAGCTCAGACGTTGAAAAAAATCTATGACAGCATACAAGCTGGTAATCCAGTTGAAGCTTTTGATGTATCAATAAAAACAGAAGATAGACAGGGAAGCAAGCAGGATGCATGGGAAAGCTTTAATAAGGATCTGAAGCAAAACTTCATAGCTCCGGAGCTGATTGAGGTGTTTGAGAAACTTCTGGACCAGTTCGATACAGAGGTGGGGATCCCATCTGTCGGATCTGATAAAAAAGAGCGACTGAATGTACTTGAGACAAGCAAAAATGATGCAGAATCCGTGACAAGGCTTACTACTTGGCTTGAGACCATGCAAGCAGGAGTTGACATGACAAATAGGCTTTATCCAGAGATGAACTTATCAATCAAGATAAGAAGTTATGAAACTGCGGAGGTGAAATCATATGGGACTTTATAAGGTGACGATAGCTGGGCTTTATGAATGGAATAACACTCTGTTTGATAAAATGGAATTCCCAGAATCAGCAGACAAGCAGAATTTTATTGACAGCTTGCTTTTGTCCTATGGGGATTGCGAACCACTTTATCCGGACTGGGATTTCATGTACGAAAATGCTATTCCTGCATGGAGTAAGAAGTGGAAAAATAGCATTGACAAGGTTTATAATGTGTTAGAATTAACTAATTATGAACCAATTGAAAACTATGATCGTCATGAAGAATGGACAGATAGCCCGGATATGACACGAACAAATCAGACTTCCGGTCAAGATGTAAATAGAGCAGAAGCAGGACAGGGAACCACTACTACTAACTCTGGGGCAGATACAGCTACCAATGAAGTCAGTGCTTTTAATGATGCAAATTACAGCCCAAATGAAAAAACAACGACAGAATACGGGGGCAGCACAAAAGTACAAAGTTCCGGTGAAAACAAAAATACGTTTGAATACGGAAAAGGAGAAACAAGCAGAGAGACAGGACAGAATAAGCATTCCGGACGTATTCATGGAAATATTGGTGTGACTACGTCTCAGCAAATGATTCAGTCAGAACTTGAGTTACGGAAACAAAGCTTTATTGATTATTGCACCGGACTATTTGCACAGGATTTGCTTTTATTAACTTATTAAGGAGGGGTAAATTATGCTTTTCAGATATCCGCACAGTAGATCACAAGATATGAATTTAGACTGGTTGCTTAAAGTTGGAAAACAGGCAGACGAAGATCATGAAGAATGGACGCATATAAAAGACACAGCACAGACCATGATTGATGATGCTATTCAAAAATCACTTAATGATGGAGAGATCGGAAAAGTAGTAAATGAAGCTACTACAAAAGTCATCACTGAACAGATTGACCCATTAAAAGAACAGGTTGGAACAAATACAGCTGAGATCACGAAATTGAAGAAAAGGGATGGACTTTTTGACCACTCCGGAAAAACCATCATCATTGGAGATAGCTACACGGTTGGTTATAGCCCAGAGGGTAACTTACAGCCCTGGACTACAAACTTTATCAAATACACAGGTCTTGAGAACGTGACTATTTCCGCAAATGGGGGAGCTTCATTTTCGACAGCTTCCAATTCATTCCTTATGCTTTTAAATACTGTCCCTGCATCCGATGACGTGAAACAGATCCTTGTAGTTGGAGGGTTTAATGAGTTCGGAACCTATTCAGAGATTGAAAACGCAATCAATGGTTTTATGGGTGCCGCGGAGGTCAGATTCCCAAATGCAAAAGTGTTTGCCGCTATGGTAGCATGGTCAGTTGACCGGACGGATGACCCAAACGTGCAAAATCGGTTAAAGATTGCAAAATCTGTTTATAACACACAGCGTAAGAATTGGCGGTATTTGGCAGGGTCAGATTATATTTTACATGCTGACGGATTTCTTGCATCTGACGGATTTCACCCAAACGCAACAGGGCAGGAACGGCTTGCTACCTATCTTGCTACAGCTGTAGAAACAGGAGCGTGTAGTCCATCATTTTACGAAGTTAGTGCAAACTTTGAAGCTGGTGACTTTGCACCAACTCCGGGATCAAGCTGGGCTTTTGTGAGCTCATATAATGAAAATACAAGCACTTTAATCTGGGGTAACTATGTTTGCCTACCAAACAGCGGAACACTTGTCTGTGACGGCACTGAGTACCGTTTAGGAAGAATCTATTCTACTTCCTTTATCGGAGACCATAACGGATATACATGTTACCCAACAACCGTGATCATTAAGTCCGGCAGTGACTTTTATCATATTCCTGCACAGCTTAACTTCCGAGGTAGACATATCTATTTAAGCTTGTATGATATTTCAGACGATAAGCATAACTACCGGACTTTAACAAACGTTACACAGGTACAGATTCACAGAGGATCAATTACCATGTAAATATAAAATATGATAGCCCAGCGTATGCTGGGCTATTTTTATGCATCTATCAAAAGGTTTCTGAGCAACTTTATTACTCCCCAGTTTGTTAATAGATGATATATTTCCGGATCTTTAAATAAGTGATAATAAGCTACACACCAGTATTTAGACTTTGTCAAGGATATTTCAACATAGTCTAAGTAACAAAGGTAGTACACACATAAATAATCGCCATTTTCGGACAATTCACAAGTATAGCCTTGCTTCTCAAGATCACGAGTGAGTTGTTTAAGGTTCATAACCTCTTTATTATAGTATTGATTGTATTTCATGGTTTAATCCTCCTATTTAAATCCCTTGCTTTTCATTTCATTTTCAAGATTAAGTAACTCATTCCATAGTTCCTTTTGCTTTGTTTCGAAAAAATCACAATTAGGATAATTCCTAACATCATCATAACTCCTGCTCCATCTTGTTAATAAAGCTTCATGTGCTAATTCATATAATCTCGCTTCGCTCATCATTTCACCCTCCCGCCTTGTTGGCTGTGCTTGATTGATTTGTTGAGTTTATTATAGTCCATTTGAACTAATATGTCAACAGAATAAGTGACAGACTTTGTGTAATATTGTCAGACAATTTAATGTTATAGTTACCTAGCAAGAATCATGCCAGTTTTGCAATTATGAACGAAATATGAACAAATTGGGGAAATGTTCACAATTTGTTCACAGGTTTACCTTGCCAAGTTT